CGCAGATGTATTTCTTCGCGCGGACGTCAGGTGGGTACTACCCTGTGGAGACGACTCGGACCGCATCACGGTACGGTCTCACAAAAGGCTCTAACTACCGTGTCACGGTCGACCAGATCCGATACAACGACGTCGGACGCCAGATTGCCTTTAGTACCGCCGTCCTCGGGACTCCTGATTACGAGGCCGCCGAGGCTAAGTTCCTCGCTGACACAGAGGAGAAAGGGGACGAGTATTCCAAGCTCATCCTGTCAACGTGCATCTCCCTCTCGTCACGCATCTCGACACTGTCAGATACGAGCCTCGAGCGCATCAGCCTCTGCAACGCTGCCGCGACGTTCCTCTCCTGGTGTGACAGAGAGGTGGTAATCGGGTACCCGGCCAGCCCACTCGCGTATTCTACGGGGAAGTACGTGTCAACCCCATACACAGTCTGTATCGAAGGAACAGACCCGTACCACCCCTGGGGAGCTGATGTCCTTGAGCGTATCCTCTCTTCGCAGCCAACGCAACCCTTGACCATGGCCGACTATCGTTCCCTCCTGGCGCAGACGTCGGCTGGAGCCGGGACGTCAGTTTCGATGTCGTTCAAGTCTGGCTTGGAAGTCGGCGGTGACAAGTTCAACATCACTCACATTTCAACGAACCGGAAGAAGATTGCCGCCCTTATGATGGGAGATGAGATGGGCGACGTCACCTTCATGCGATCGTACGGGACCGACGTAATCGGCCACCTTGGCCAGCGAGACGATATTAACAAGCAAACTCGGCTTGTTTACCCTGTCGTCATCCCCGTACTCTTCAGCCAGGCCAGGATGAAGAAACTACTCTATAACTTCGAAGTTGGCAAATCAGCCTTTGTCAACGCGAACGCGAGTCCGAACGCCACCGAGAACATGTTCGGGATCACAGAGCGCATACAACGCATGCTCTCTTCTGGGGGCGGGTCAAGGTGTTACGCGTCGGCTGCTGATTTCGGAGCGTGGGATCAGCATCTCCGCAAAGCGCTTTTGGCGTTCCTCGCGTACTACAAGAAGCAGCCGAACAAACTTATTAAGCCGGGGTTTGACGAGGCAATGATTGAGCTTATCGAGCGATGGATCACGACGGGGCTCCCTTACATCGTCCCCCCCGTCGGCGACGGCGACGTCACCGTTCTTGATATCACGTCGCAGACGAGTGGCGAGCTCTTTACCACGCTGATCAACTCTCTGACGCATTACATGCTAATGCTCTCGCTTGTCGAGCTCTGCCAGGCTTGGAATGTCGCCGCTTGTACAGCACGCATGGACGGCTCCTGGGTTCCGGAC